AAACCGTTTTCCTTTTCGCTTGGCCAGCGTGAAATCCCCCCATTACCCAAAAATTCTGTATATTTGACAAAAAAAAAACATGGCTAAAGCTAGGAAGGAATATCCAAAACCAAAGAGCAGACGATCTATCAGACGGTTGGCAGAGATGATAAAATTGAATGACAAAAAAATCGCTAAATTTGTAGAAGAATATGCTACTAGAAATTCATAACACTATACCAGTAGGCTTGAACCTAGGATTTGAGGTCTATGTGAAGGACGAGGAGGTAGATTATTACGAGGTGCATATAAATTTATTAATTATAAAACTTGTTTTCAAATGGCAATGAATAAGTACGGTCGATTTTCTCCAAAGACAACAGACCCTAAAACTGGAGCAAGAATAGCTGATCCAGAAGTATATGGTCAATCATTACCTGGGGATTCTGGTAAAGTTTCTAGCTGGCCAGAATTAAGAACTATGTTTCAATCTGGAAAATTAAATGAGCAATTTTTTGGTGTTGGAGGAACAAAACAAAAACCAACTGGAGGAGAGTACAGTAGTTATCCATCTGATGTTAAAAGATACCTAGAAGGTAAAACTGATATACTTGATGATATAAATTATGAAGAGCCAATTATTAGTGAGGATTATGCCTCTCCAGGTAGTACTAAAAAAATTACTCGTGCTAATATTAATTATAAAGTAAATAGCCCTAAATGGAAGAGTATTATCAAAAAAACATCTATACCAGGAAAAAAATATACTCCATCACAAGAGGGTGTTAATCAACAAGTCGCTATTGGTAGCACTGGTGGATATGGGGAGTTTTTTGGAGTTAGCACTATAAGAGAAAGAAAAGTAGATCCAGAAACCATAATGCCAGAACCCACTCCAACACCAGAACCCAGTCCAACACTTAATAAGAAAAAATCTAAACCATTATCAGTAGATGTACCAAGCGTTGACAATCCTATTCAGTGGAGTGCTCCAGAACCTAAAGGTTACAAAACAAAAAGAAGTATTATAAAGAGCAAGGAAGGTGGTCAAGATAGTAAAGTAAAACCATTATCTATGACACTTGTGCCTAAAGAAGGAGGAGGCGTAAGAAGAGTTCCTGCATTATTGGTTGGAAAAGAAAAAACGGAACAATCTAAACCTAAAGGATTCAGATATAAAAGAGAAGAAAAAATAGCTAAATCATTTTATGCTCCAAAAGATGAACTTGGTTTTGGCGGATATTATAATATGACAGGAGAGGCTTTTGACGAGCAAGGTAAATCTGTTGATATTGCTAAACTTATTAAATCAAAAAGAAAAGATATAAGAGAATCAAGAAAAGACTTTAGACAAAACTCTATACTTCAAGGAGATCAAAAAAAAGATCGCATAAATGATTATAGAGAGGCTATGAAGAAAAATAGACTATCAACAAGACTAGCCAGACGTGGAGACATATCAGCAGTTGGTGATGGAACATGGAAAGAGGGTTTAAATTCAAAATTAGAATACTGGACTCCAGATTACAATAAAGAAGGAGATAGAGGAGCCATGTATAATTATGTATCTTCGGCAGAACGTGACATATCTAGAATTAATCAGTTAAAAAAAGCGGAAATATCAAACTATATAAACGCTCAAGTGGCAAGGGGAGCTAAAAAAGAAAACTACATTAAATCCGCAGAAGATAACGCCACAAATAGAAATAGCACACAGGCAAGGATGTCTCAATTCTGGGGATGGAATAAAAAAGTAAAGTAAATCATCCAAAATTTATAAAAATTGGGGTCACTGACCCCTTTTTTTGTTTATTGTAAGTGAAAAATACTTAAATTTGGTGAAAATTAATTAAAATGATAGTAAAAGAGATCCATTTTGGCGATGAAGGTCAAAAAAAATTAAAGTCTGGCATAAAAAAGATTGCTGGAGCAGTAAAAAGTACTCTCGGAGCGAGAGGAAGGACAGTGCTAATTGAGTCTGAGAACCATATTGGTGGCATAACCGTTACAAAGGACGGTGTGACTGTAGCAAAGTCAATCAATCTGTATGACCCGACTGAGAACTTGGCTGTAATCATGATGAGACAGGCTGCTGACAAGACGGCAACTGTTGCAGGTGACGGAACGACCACTTCAATTGTTCTTGCTGAGGCTATTATTGACGCAGCTGACAAATATGTTAAGCCAGATCACAACGTTACTGAGGTGATACGCAAGATAAATGCCATAACAAAGAAGGTAGTTGCATCGTTAGACAAGACATCTAAAAAAGTTAATGGTCGCAGGCTGTATGATGTAGCGACAATCTCTGCAAACAATGACCAAGAGATTGGCAAGATGATTGGTGACGCATTTTCTGAGGTATCTTTGGTAACTGTTGAGAACAGCATGAACTCTGAGACTCGTGTAGAGATTATTAATGGGATGCGAATCGAGAGGGGATACACGTCACAGTACTTTGTTACTGACCAGAAGAAGCAGGAATGTGTTCTAGACAATCCATACGTATTGATTTGTGATCATGAGATTAATAACATATCTAACCTTGAGAAGATACTAGCTCCAATCGTGTCACAAGGGAAGTCGTTATTGATTATCGGTAACCTAGGTCCTAACGCACTACAGACGTTAAATGTAAACGTGTATCAGGGTAAGATTAAGGCTTGTAATATTATTCCTCCATCTTTTGGATACAGACAGAAAGATCTGTTGAAAGATCTAGCGGTTGCACTTGGTGGAACATACTTCAGCGAGGACACTGGTGACGACCTATCTATTGCAAATCTTATTGACTTAGGTAGAGCGTCAAAGATTATTGTCAAGAAGGACATGACTGTGTTTATGCACCATGCTGAGTTCAAGGAAGACATAGACAATCATTTAATTGAGCTTAACGAGATGATCAATCAGACTGATGACCAAGTAGATAGAGAGTTCTTGAGAGAGCGAATCGCAAACATTTCTGGTGGTATCGGTGTGATCTATGTAGGTGCACAGAGCGACATTGAGCAGAAGGAGAAGAGAGACAGAATTGATGACGCTGTGTATGCAGTTATGGCCGCACTAGAGGATGGCATACTTCCAGGTGGTGGTATCGCACTGGCAGAGTGTGCGTCACTGATTGATGACTCTGATGATGTAGCATCAAAGATCATGTATGACGCACTTATAGCTCCGTTCAATCAAATACTAATCAATGCAGGAAAGAACCCTAAGTCTATAGCTCTTAGTATGTTTGAGAACAAGGGATGGGGGTATGACGTTAAAAACGAAAGGGCTGGCGACATGATTAAGATGGGTATTATTGACCCTACCAAGGTAACCAAGAACGCACTTCTAAACGCTGTATCTGTGGCCACTACAATAATGAGTACAAACGCAATAATAACAAATATCAGAGCAGATGAAAGTACTAAATAAATTTATACTAATCGAAAAGATTGTAGAGCAGAAAAAATCAAACAGCGGACTTATACTAAGCGGTGACGAGTACCAAGACATGAGGTATCACTATGGTGTAATCGTTGAGCCAGGAATAAACGTTGTTGGTATGTCTAAGGGAGACAAGGTGATGTACGACAAGGTGCACTCATACGAAGTACTAATTGACAATAGTAGATTTACTGTTGTTCAAGAGAAGGATATTGTTTGTGTTCTCTAAAGTCTGAGTTAAATCTTTTTATAGCATGGGCTAGCATTCTTTCTGAGTAAGATGCATTTGGTTTCATTACCTTATTTCGTCTTGGGGTCTCTGGAAAGGGTTCTAGCCCAATTAGCTTTCTATACATACTAGCTATCATTTTTTTAGACTGGAACGATAGCTCATATAAGTTATACTCTCCGTACTTTCTTTTTCTCCATATTGATATAAAACCTTGATTTAAAAGTCTGTCAAATCTTTTTTTATCCCAAGACATAAACGATGCATACTCATTAAACTTTGACCTAGTAAATAATTTTTCTGAGTATAGGTATAATAACATATCAACATCTGCTGATGACTTTAGTCCGTACTGGTATATTGCCCACTTTCTAATTACGCCCCAGTTTTTAAGAAAATCATACTTGGTATCACGACCATAATATATAGCGTCAACACGCTTTTTTCTTTTTTTTATTATTCTCATTTTTATTATATTTGTACTTTAAAAACAAAGTTATGAAAAATAGAAAGACACAAAACACTACTATAGTACCTGGATCTGGAGATCAGGAAACACAACTAACAATTCGTCCAACAATTACTGGTGGTAGATTGTATACTCAAAACACAATAAACAGAGACAATAATACAATGCACTCAAGTCAACAAAAGTTTGACAGAAGAGGTAATACTGTTTATAATAAAGAAATTGATTACAATAAGATACCTTTCAGAAACAAGGCTATTGATGCAATTAATAGGTTTGACTATAACCTTTCAAAAAAAATGAATTTAGTTGGCGATGCTTTACAAAATGCTCCAAAAAATACTATTGATACATTTAAAAACACAGGGGAAAATATTGGAAAAGTCCTTAATAAGGATCTTTACACTAAATATATTACTAAAAGTGAAATTGACGGCAAAGAAGTTTATGGGACAGAGCATGAAAGACCAACTATCACTGGAGGAAGGAGTAGAAAAGAAGTTTACAGTATTCAAAAAAATAATAACAGACAGTTATCTCAAGGTATTATTGAAAAAAATAAAAGCAAAAGAATTATCAGAACAAGATTTAATGAGGAAGGTATGCCAATAAGAAGAACAATAAGAGACAGAAAAATAAATTAATAGTTATGAAAAAGATGATTACCGAAAAAAAGACTGGCGAAAAATACGCCAACAAAGCTGCTAAGATGAAGCACGAAAAGTCTGAGTCTAAGAAAGAAATGGTTAAGGAGTACGGCATGAAGGCCGCTATGAAAAAAATGGCTAAGAAAAAATAACGTGGCTATAGTTATTGCTGGTGGAGAAAAGCACAGGATTTACAAAAAAACTAATAAAATAGGTAAAGGTAATCCAGGCGACATAATGGTAAACCATCCAACAAAGGACAAAGGTAAATGGGATACTATAAACTTAACCAAGATAGCTAATGTAAAGACAGTTAGTCAAGGAATTAAAGCCACTAAGAAATGGCACAAAGAACATCCATATAAAAAATGAAAGATCCAAGACTAGAACGAGCTGGAGTTGAGGGATTCAACAAGCCGAAGAGAACTCCAAACCACCCAACAAAGAGTCATATTGTTGTTGCCAAGCAGGGTGACGAGATAAAGACTATTCGTTTTGGCCAACAGGGCGTAAAGACCAATCAGACTGTTGGTCAACGTGAAGCATTCAAGAGTCGTCACGCCAAGAACATTGCCAAGGGTAAGATGAGTGCCGCATACTGGGCAGACAAAGTAAAGTGGAGCCCAAGCAAGACTGCATCCCCAAGCAAGAAATGGGTTAAAGGTTCTTAAAATGTCCGTAGCAAAGAAAAAAAATCCAGAGCTTTGGAGTAGGATAGTGTCTAGCGTTAAGTCAGGCACAAAGGGCGGTGATGCAGGTCAGTGGTCAGCTAGAAAGGCACAGATAGCTGTAGCCAAATATAAAGAAGCTGGAGGTAAATATGTAGGAAAGAAATCTGATTCAAATAGCCTGTCTAAGTGGACAAAGCAAGAATGGACTACTAAGAGTGGTAAACCTAGCAAGGAGACTGGAGAGAGATACCTTCCTAAAAAGGCTATTGAGGCGTTGAGTTCATCTGAGTATGCTGCAACTACAAGGGCAAAGAGAATGGGAGGTGGCACTGGTAGTGTTGTTGATCAACCAAAGGGTATTGCAAAGAAAACAGCAAAGTATAGGAAATGATTATAATTAAAAAGCATTATGGCTTTGGAGATACTGTTCACGCAATAACAAAGGCCACTGGAATTGAGAAAGTTGTAAAAGCAGTTGCTGGAGAAGATTGCGGATGCAACGAAAGAAAAGAAATGTTAAACAATCCAAACCTATTAATTAATAAGATATTTTATGGGACAGAGCAAGACATCGAAGTACTACGCAGCAAACCCAACAGCAGCGGAGAAGAGGAGAGAGTATCAGAGGGAGCTTAACAAGAGCGAGTCTGAGAAGAAGTATAGAGCAGAGCACACCAAGGAGAGAAGGAAGAGAGGAATTGACGGAAAGGGTGGGCCTGATGTTAGTATGAAAAAAAATGGTAAATTTGTACTTGAGTCTCCTTCTATCAATAGGGGTAGGAACGGAGCTAATGGTAAAAGTGCAAAAAAATAACTAAAAATGGCATATCAAAAATTACAACAAGGAAGAGCTGAGGCAGTAACTCCAGATGACACTAACAAGATACCATACGTAGGATATCCTACCGAAACATGGCCATGTGTGCTTTATGTAGGAGTTGGTGGAGACGTAAGGGTGTTAACTGCTGGAGGTGATGACGTTATATTCTTTAACGTACCTACAGGGGCTGTATTACCAATTCAAGTAGTACAAGTATTTGCTACTGACACAACAGCTTCAAGAATCGTAGCTCTTTGGTAGTATGTCACTCATTAGCAACGAAGGATCTGTTGGCCTAACAAGCACAACACTATATCAGTGTAGACCTCAAAATGTCTGCGCAATAAACTATATAAGATTCTCTAATGCTGTATCAAACTATGACATTACGCTAAGCAAGTACGTTGCATCTACAGCAACTACTGTAGAGATATATACAATATCTTTGTCTCATGGTGACACAGTTACCGATGACATGGTATACATATTAAATGCAGGAGACTATCTATCGGCAGTAACTACTGACGCATCAACCACATTTATAATTAGCGGAGAAGAAGGTCCAAATTTATCGTTCTTGAGATGCAAGTAACTGATGGAAATGGGTACATATATGGACCAAACGGTCTACAGGTAAACGGATCTGACGGAAGGCCAAAGGTTCTTTCTACAGGTGGATCTAGCGGTATACCACATGGTATAGCAAGTGGGACCGACACGTATACAGTTGCCATTACTGGTGCAACTTCTTATGCTGATGGTGACGCATATCTAGTTAGATTTACTAATGGAAATACTACAGGTTCAACATTAAATATTAATGGACTTGGAGCCGTAGCATTATACAGAAATAATGACGGAGAACTTATAGGTGGTGATATTCAAAATGGAGCAGAAATGCTTTGTGTATACAACTCAACATTAAATGTTTTTCAAGTTATAGGTACGTCACCAAATACTTTATTAGCATACGTAACAAATTCAGAGGCTATAACAATAACTAAGGGTCAGCCTGTATATGCGTTTGGAGGACAGGGTGATAGACTTAAGGTTAAGCTTGCGTATAATACGTCTGACGCTACTTCAGCTCAAACGGTAGGTCTAGTATTGTCTACATCAATTGGAGCTAACCAGAAGGGATTTATTATACTTAATGGTCAGCTTGACGGATTAAGTATTCTTCCAACGTCAACATGGGCTGATGGTGATCCTGTGTACTTAGGTGCAACAGCAGGATCAATTACTAATATCAAGCCTTACGCTCCAAATCACTTGGTTTATTTAGGATTTGTAACTACAGCAAGTAATGGAAGTGCTGGAAGAATGTATGTTAGGGTACAGAACGGATACGAATTAGATGAGCTTCATGACGTTCAGATATCTGGACTTGCTGATAATGATCTACTACAATATGATCTAGCAACTGATTTGTGGCAAAATAAATCATTATCAAATGCTGGAATACAGGATACATTGGTAAGTGGCACTAACATTAAAACAGTAAACTCAACATCTTTATTGGGTAGTGGTAACATATCTGTACAACCAACATTAGTGAGTGGCACATCTATTAAAACAGTTAACTCTACCTCATTATTAGGTAGTGGTGATGTAGCAGTACAGCCTACCTTAGTGAGTGGCACATCTATTAAAACAGTTAATGGTAACTCATTACTTGGTAGTGGAAATATAAATATAACAGCATCCCCATTTATTCAAGCAGGATTTCAATATGGATCAGCAGTAACAGGGACCACTGTTAATACAGTAAGTGCATCTTTATTATTTAATTCTGTTTATTTTGCGAATTTAACCACACTACAATTTAGAGCTAAATTGTATAAAACAACAGGTTCAACAGCTACTACTGTAAGGTTATATATTAATACAGCTAATAACTTGACAGGAGCCACATTATTAGCTACAGCTGCATCAATGACTACAGCAGCTACATTTCAGCATTTTTGGAGAGATTTTTATGTGAATGGAACCTCTATGTATTATTACCCATCAGGTACTGCATCAGCTAATGACTTATCTGCATTCACAGCATCTACATTTACAATAGTTGCATCAACAAATTATTATCTATTAGTAACCATACAACATGTTACTTCTACTGACTCTGCTACTTGTATAAAATATCAAGTATTTAATTCATGATAACATTCACACATAATGATATTGAATATACCATCACAGGTCCTATTGAAGTGATTAGTGATACTCAGCTCCATGTGGAAACTGATAAGGGTATTATTCTAGTAGATAACACAATGGAAATATACTATCAATTAAAATAGTTATCTTTGTGAGTATGAAATATATACTCGCATCATTTATATTTTTATTTCTATTTTCATGCTCTTTAGAAAAGAGATTGGCAAAGTATTGTCCTTTATGTACACAGAAAGATAGTGTTGTAACTGTCACTCAATACAGAGATACAACAATCAATATTCCTGGTGAAACTGTATATATAGAAGATACATTATTCTGTGATTCATTGGGTAATGTTTATGCATCTAGATTAGCTGAAAGAGACGGTACTATCATCAAGTTACAATCTAGAATAAGAGATAATAAATACAAAGTAATTGCTAAGACGGATACTATTTATAGAACAATCAAAGGTAATACGGTATATAGGACAAAACTCGTAACCAAGACATTAAAACCAGAGCGCATAAAGTACATACCATGGTGGGTTAATTTTTTTGCGGTATTAGGAGGTATATTATTTATTATTATTTTGATATATGTTATAGTAAAAGTTATTAAAAAAAGTATCACACCAATTCCATGAGAACACAACTAATAGTATTATTTGCATCATTTAAAAAATTTTCACCTCAGATTTTGATGACACTTACAACTTTTTTTATGCCAATATTTGGACTTTCAATGCTTATTGGATTTGTCATATTATTAGATACAGTAACTGGTATATGGAAGTCTAAAAAAAATAAAGTTCCAATAACATCTAGAGGATTATCTGCCGTAGTTTCTAAAATGGCATTATATCAGGTAACATTGTTTACATTCTTTTTGATTGATCATTTTATAATGAACGATATTATTAAGCAATTTTTTTCAGTAGAATTAATGTTGACCAAAGTACTATCATTAATTCTTGTAAGCATTGAGGTAATGAGCATTAATGAAAACTATAAGGCTGTTAAGGGATTAGATTTATGGCAGGCAATGAAGAACTTGTTTGCTAGAGCAAGAGAAATTAAAAAAGATATAGATGGAATTAGACATAACCAAGATAGTACAGGAGAGGCTATCTAGCAATCAGTACTTTGCTGAGGATAGTAAAAAACTTCAAGTATACCTACATCACACAGCTGGTGGAGGTAATCCTGTTGCCGTATCCAAGTTCTGGAATAGCAATGACTCAAGAATAGCTACTGCATTTGTTATAGGCGAGAAAGGAACTATTGTTCAGTGCTTCTCCTCTAGACACTGGGCATGGCACTTAGGTATTGATGCAGAGGATTTTGCTGTAAATGGAGCAAAATATCAGAACCTAAATAAACTTTCAGTAGGGATTGAGGTATGCAACTGGGGGCCATTAAAGCTTAAGAATGGAAAGTACTATAACTATATAAATGGTGTTGTTGATCCATCTATGGTTACAACATTAGACAATCCGTATAAGGGCCATGTTCTGTGGTACAAGTATACTGACGAGCAAATAGAGAGTACTAGACAGTTGGTAAACTACTTGTGCGAAACATATAACATACCTAAGAACTACAGAGAAGAAATCTGGAAGATAGATAAGGAAGCATTCAAAGGTACACCAGGCATATATACACACAATTCAGTTCGAAAGGATAAATCTGACATATATCCTTGTCCTAGGATGATTGAAATGCTAAAAAACTTATGAAGTTCAAGAGTCACTGGTTTAGAGAGATATGGGGACACGTAAGTATAAGAGTTATACTGGGTCCTGTAAGGTTCTTTGCTATTGACGTTGATGTATGTAGAAATTTTTATTCAATTACTTTTATTAACTTTACACTTAGAAATAGATGAGCAAGAAAACATTAGAAGTAAAATCATTTGAGAAAAAACATGTCGAAAGACCTGGTATTCATGCCAAGACTAAGACATCTGTTTTAAAGACATCAAAAAACTATAAAAAAAAATATAAAGGACAAGGACGATGAAAGCAGGTAACTATCAAACTAAATCACCAAGTGTAAATGATTTGTTGTTTGGAACAAAAAACTCTACAGGAGAGACTGTAAATTTTAAAGTACAGGATGTCGTTAATTTAACTCAAACGCCATCCATTGTTTCTACGAATACATTAATTGCTACCACAATAACAAACATTAATACGTACTTTACTGGAACAATTGCTGGAGCCAACTTTGCTATCACGCTACCTACAGCTAGTTCCAATATTGATGGCCTTAAGTATGTAATTATGTCAACAATAAACAGACCAACAACTACATGGGTAACTCCTGGTGGATCTATTGTTGGAGCTCCATCTTCTTTAACAGCAAATACTCCAGTTTGTTTTCAGTATAACAATGCTAATACTACATGGTATATTTCTATGTAATTTGTCACTAAATTTTATTATATTTGTGACATAATTATAAATTAAATAAAATGGCAAAAGAAAAAAAAATTACTCAAGAAGAGTTAGACAAACTAAGATCTTTAAATCAAACTTACAGAGATCTTAAATTCCAAATCGCTGATATTGAGGTTTCATTTGAACGAATGAAAAGTCAAAAGATGGCATCATTAGCTAATCTAGAAACATCTGCATTTGATTTATCACAGTTTCAAGATGAGTTAATATCAAAGTATGGAGACATTAAAATAAATCTTCAAACAGGTGAATATAATTAGAAAAATATCGGTAGGTCCAGACTACATGAAGTCTATGCACTACGTTGTTGGACAAGATGTTTTAAGAGGAAACGGAAGCATTGATACAATTTTAATGGAGTTAGATTCATCTATATCAATATATATATTGAATCAAGATAAAGAAATTGTTAAATGGAAAAGTTTCTCTTCTTCAATGCCAATATCTATTGAGTACAACATAGATTTCTGATGAAGTCTCCACATCATTTTATAATAAAACCTTACAATAGTAGGCGTTATGATAACATACGTAAGTATGGTGAGGTTGATTTTATTATAAGCGCATCACAGGAAGACCACACTGTATCTAACAGACTCGGTGTGGTTGTTTCTGTTCCAATAAATTATGATGGGCCAATAAAGAGTGGAGATCATGTAATAGTTCATCATAACGTATTTAAGTTTTACTATGATATGAAGGGCAACCAGAAGAGTAGTTGGCATCACCTGTTTGATGATTACTTTATTATAGAGTCTGATCAGTTGTACTTATATAAAGATCCAGAAGGTGAATGGATGTCACCATATCCGTTTTGTTTTGTAAGACCTATAAAAAATAAAGATAAAGTTATTTCAACTACTGGATCAAGAGAAGAATTATGGGGTGAACTGGTATACTTTAATGATTTACTTAAAGATGTATCAAAGGGTGATATTGTAGCATTTTCACCAGATAGTGAGTACGAGTTTAGAATAGATGATGAGGTGCTTTATAGAATGTATAACAAGAATATATGTCTAAAAAAATAGAGTTAATACAAGCTGCAAAGATAGCTGTTGATGAGTTAATAAAGGTTCTTAAGGAACCAATAATCACTCATGCTGAGGACGACATATCTGCTGATAAGTTAAAGAATGCGGCATCAGCAAAAAGACTTGCATTCGAGGATGCAATATATATGCTAGGAAAGATTGAAGAGGAAGAGAACAAGGATACGCAACAGCCTGTTGCACAAATTGAATTTGGAAAACATGGGTTTGCCGAGGGAAAGGCAAAGATAAAAAATGGAAAATAACCTATACACAATTCTTGAAGATTATGTAAACAAGTCAACAGTATCCAATAAAAACAGGAGAAAAAACTGGGAGTACGGATATAATAAAGAGTATGACCTTGTTGTAATATCTAAAGATGGTACTATAGGCGATATATATGATGTAAGTGGATTAAAGATAGCATTACCATCTGTTCCAGATGAAATAGAAGATAGAGGTTCTAAATGGCAGGCTGTTGAATATCCAAAAGAACTTCAAAGAATAAAGAGCATATTTGATTGGAATAGAAAGGATAATGCATTTAAAGTTCAGTACGTAGACTATATAGAGAATGAGTTTGATAGGAGAGACAATGGATTTTGGTTTGTAAATAATGGAAAGCCAACATACATAACTGGAACTCATTACATGTACCTACAGTGGACCAAGATTGATATTGGTCTTCCAGACTTTAGGGAGTCAAACAGAATATTTTATATATTTTGGGAGGCATGCAAGGCAGACAACAGATCGTTTGGAATGTGCTACCTAAAGAACAGACGTTCTGGATTCTCTTTTATGAGTTCAGCAGAGACTTGTAACACTGGAACAATTGTAAGAGACTCTAGAATAGGTATACTATCAAAGACTGGTAGCGATGCCAAGAAGATGTTTACCGACAAGGTTGTACCAATCATAAGAAACTATCCGTTCTTCTTCAAGCCAATACAGGACGGTATGGATAATCCAAAGACTGAGTTGGCGTTTCGTGTACCTGCTAGTAAGATTACTAGGAAAAACATGGACGAGGAAAAGACTGAGGACATAGAGGGACTAGACACAACCATTGACTGGAAGAACACAGCCGACAACAGCTACGATGGTGAGAAACTATTGTTGCTTGTTCATGACGAGAGTGGTAAGTGGGAAAAGCCAGAGAACATTTTAAATAACTGGCGAGTAACTAAGACCTGTTTGCGTTTGGGAGCTAAGGTCATTGGTAAGTGTATGATGGGATCAACATCAAACGCACTACCAAAGGGTGGTGAGAACTTTAAGAAGCTATACAACGATAGTAGTGTGGCCCAGAGATCTGCTAATGATCAGACTAAGAGTGGTCTATACTCTTTGTTTATTCCAATGGAGTGGAACGTTGAGGGATACATAGATGAGTTTGGGTGGCCAGTATTTGAAAGTCCAGAAAAACCTATAAAGGGTATAGATGGAGAGATGATAAGTACTGGTGTAATAACTTGGTGGAACAACGAAGTTAATGCACTTAAATCAGACTCTGATGCACTTAACGAGTTCTATAGACAGTTCCCTAGAACTGAGTCTCATGCGTTTAGAGACGAGTCTAAGCAGTCTATATTTAACTTGACTAAGATATATCAGCAGATTGACTATAACGACTCTTTAATTAAGGAGAAGTTCTTGACTAGAGGTTACTTCCACTGGAAGAACGGTGAAAAAGACACTGAGGTAATTTGGACTCCAGATAAGAATGGTAGGTTCTTGGTGTCATGGATACCAAAGCAGAATTTAAGAAATAATGTTATAACTAAAAATGGGAAAAAATATCCAGGTAATGAACACATGGGAGCGTTTGGTTGTGACCCTTATGACATATCAGGTGTTGTTGGAGGAGGTGGTTCTAACGGTGCTCTCCATGGTATGACTAAGTTTCATATGTCTGATGGACCAACTAACGAATTCTTTTTAGAATACATAGCTAGGCCACAGACAGCTGAAATATTTTTTGAAGATGTTTTAATGGCGTGTTATTTTTATGGGATGCCAATACTAGCAGAGAATAACAAGGCTAGACTATTGTATCACTTTAAGAATAGAGGGTATAGAGGATTTGCCATGAATAGGCCAGATAAGAACATGAACAAGCTATCAAAAACCGAACTTGAGATAGGTGGTATACCAAACTCTAGCGAGGACGTGAGACAGGCACACGCATCATGTATAGAATCGTATATTGAGGAATATGTTGGATTTGATACAGAAGGAAATTATAGAGATCCAGAGACTATTGGTTCAATGTATTTTAATAAAACATTAGAAGACTGGGCCAGGTTTGACCCAACTAATAGAACAAAACACGATGCATCAATAAGTTCTGGATTAGCAATTATGGCTACAAGAAAGCACATGTTTATGCCAGAGAGAAAAGAATCAAAAATTAGTATTAAATTTGTAAGATATAACAACCAAGGCAGTCAAAGCAAAATTATAGAATAGAATGGAGAAACCATCTGTTATCATATATCAAAATCCGTTTCCAAGTCAAATGGTTTCGGATGAGGAAAAGCAAACCTATGAGTATGGGTTGAAGATTGGTAAAGCCATTGAAGGAGAATGGTTTAAGAGGAAAAACAATACCTGTAGATTTTATGATCAATGGGGAGAATTTCATAGGTTAAGACTATACGCTAGGGGACAACAGCCAGTACAGAAATACAAGGATGAACTAGCTATAAATGGAGATATGTCTATGATGAACTTAGACTGGACTCCAGTTCCAATAATACCTAAGTTTGTTGATGTTGTTGTAAATGGAATGTCTGACAGACTATTCAAGGTTAGAACAGAAGCTCAAGACGTTATGTCTGCTGAGAGAAAGAATATATTTCAAGAAATGATTGAAGCCGATATGGCAGCTAAAGATTTCTTGCAAATGACACAGGATCAGTTTGGTGTAAATGCATTTAATGTTGATCCAAAAGAACTTCCAGATACTGATGAAGAGCTTGAGCTGTATATGCAGATAAAATATAAGCCAAGCATAGAAATAGCAAACGAGATTGCTATTGACACTGTATTTGAAATGAACAGGTATGATGAGCTAAGGAAACTAATGAATTATGACTTAGTTACTTTAGGTATATCTGTTGTTAAACATTCCTTCTTAATTAATGATGGTCTTAAGGTTGATTATGTTGATCCTGCTAATTGGATTCACAGTTATACTGAAAAAAATGATTTTTCGGATTGCTACTATTTTGGCGAGGTTAAACAAATGCACTATACAGAGGTTCTTAAGATAGATCCTACGCTAACAGACGAGCAACTAAACGAAATAAGAAACAGTAGTGCTGCATGGTATACTTACTTTCCAATTATTAGAAACTATCAAGACGATTACTTTACAAATGAAATTGTAACCCTTATATACTTTAATTATAAGGCAAGTAAGAAGTTTGTTTGGAAGAAAAAGTTACTAGAGAATGGTGGAGAGAGAGTTATCAGAAAGGATGAAGGATTTAATCCACCAATGGAGGATGGAATGCCATTTGAGAGAGTAGAAGCAGTTAGGGATGTTTGGTATGAAGGAGTAATTGTTGCAGGAACAAACATAATATTAAAGTGGGAGATGATGCGTAATATGGTTCGTCCTAAGTCAGCATCACAAAGAGCTTATCCAAACTATGTTGCATTTGCTCCTAGAATGTACAAAGGAGCCATGGAGTCTTTGGTTAGACGAATGATTCCATTTGCCGATCAAATACAATTGACTCATCTAAAGTTACAGCAAGTTACTGCAAGAGTAGTTCCAGACGGTGTATTTATTGATGCTGATGGTATTAATGAGGTTGACTTAGGTACTGGAGCTGCATATAATCCAGAGGATGCGTTAAAGCTTTACTTTCAGACTGGTAGTGTAATTGGTAGAAGTTATACACAAGATGGTGAGTTCAATAATGCTAGAATACCAATCCAAGAGTTAAGCACAAATAGTGGTCAGGCTAAAATGTCTTCACTAATAAACAATTATAATCACTATCTCAATATGATTAGAGATGTGACAGGAGTAAATGAGGCTAGAGACGGAAGCATGCCTCATCCAGATGCATTAGTTGGTATACAGAAACTAGCGGCAATGAACTCTAATACAGCTACTAGACATATTTTAGAAGGTAATATAAATATAACTAAGAGATTATCTGAATGCATTTCAATAAGAATTGCAGACATACTAGAATATTCTGATTTTGCTGAAGAGTTTGCAATGCAGATTGGTAAGTATAATATATCTATTCTTGATGAAATTAGAGATTTATATTTATTTGATTTTGGAATTTTTATTGATCTTGCTCCAGACGAAGAGGAAAGACAAATGCTTGAGGCTAATATTCAAGTCGCTTTACAGCAACAAACAATTGATTTAGAAGATGCTATTGATATTAGAAATATCAAGAATATCAAGTTGGCCAATGAGTTGTTGAAGATGAAGAGAAAAAGAAGAATGGAACAACAGCAGAAAGACAAGCAGATGGAATATCAAATGCAAATGCAAACCAATATGCAGTCACAACAAGCTGCTGCTGAATCTAAAGCTCAGTTGTTGCAAATGGAATCTCAAAGCAAAATTCAAATTAAAGAGGCAGAGGCAAACTATGAGATAATGAAAATGAAAGCTGAAGCTGATTTAAAGAGAGAGTTAATGGAACTAGAATTCCAATACAACATGCAATTAAAAGGTGCTGAAGCAGAACAATTAAAGAAAAGAGACGAAGACAAAGAGAAAGCAAAAGATAAAAGAGTTGA